GTTTTAATAATCCTTTCTATATACTCAAACATTTCTGGTTTCATATATTCTTTATCAAGTCTAAGAGGATAGTGAATAATTAATATATTCCCTAATATAATTGAATCCTTAATATCAGAGAATCCTACATCTTTATAAAACTCACTTTTCTCGTGATCGTGATTTCCCCTAATAAGAATTTTCTTTCCATTAAGTCTAGATAATAGATCTTTATAACATTCTCGTTTAGTTTTAAAATTTACTTTATCCCAACCAATAGCAAAATCTCCAACAAAAATAACTTCATCGTCTTCTTTCACTTTATAATTCCATTTTTCTATCATAAATTCATTCATTTCACTAGCAGAGTTAAATGGTCTGCTAGTATATTTTATAATATTCTCGTGAAAAAAATGATTATCTGAGATACAATAAATCATTATTTGTAAATTTTAGAGAACATATCAAATACATTATTTTTTACACTAGATGTATTGATAGAACTAATATTTTTAATCAATTCTGAAGTATAATTTTCAATATCTTCTTTTGAAATATTTTTACCAATTTCGCTTTTGCTAATCTGTCTAATAATATCATTGAAATCTATTGAAGGAATATTTTCTTTGATAGATTCCTTAACATCAGAGATTGCGCTACCATCAATCTTTTTTAGTAATTCTTCAAGAGTGTCATTAAGAGTACTATTAACAGTTTCGTCTTTAATATCTTCTTTTGGTAGTTGAGTTTCTGGAGAAACTTCTTTTGAAAATTCTAAAATTGATTCAACAATTTTTAATTTTTCTGCTTTGTCGAGAGTATAACTATCAATGAATGATTTAAAATCTTCATCAAAATCAACTTTATCGAATATAACCATACCTAAAGAATGTTCTACAGAGTATAAACCAAATTGAAAAATATCAATATACGATGTGACTCCAATAAAGTTATCTAAATTCATATCAACAAACTCTAAAGCATCAACACCATCTAAATATGTAAGTTCTATTTTTAAACCTTTATTTTCTGATAACATAGACGAAACTTCTGATTGTCCATTTAATCTAAACTCTTGTACCTTTTCAGATAATTCTTGCTCAATATTGAAATCAAGTCCAGTATTTTCTAAATCAGAGTTTGGAGTATCTAGCATAAGTAATCGCACATAATTACCATCTTGGACTATTACAATAGTATCAACTTCTCTCAACATAATTAAATCATCTAAAGGAATCTCTCCGACTTTAGTATTTGAATCTATAATTACCATATCTTCCCATTGCTTTAATGTAGTTAAAGATAATTTATTTCCTTTCACAATTGTATATACTCTTGCTTGTTCGCCTGATGTGATTGTAGTTTGTTTGATTTTTTTCATTTTATTTTTCCTTGTTAGACTTGTTAGATAAGTTCTCTTTAAGACCGATAATCTCAAATACTAAATTTGTGTTTTCTAAATTTTTTAAGATAAAATTTATACAATCAAATTGATCTTTAAATTTAACTTTTGGGTGATGATAGAACCAATGCCCGTTTTGGAAGAATTTAATCAGGCATCCAAAAGAATCTTGATTAAATTCACTTACTTTTATTCTAGTACTTATTCCTTCTGAATTATAATACTTATAATACTCATTTTTTCTAGAAAATTGTTTCAATAATTTACTCCTTAATGGCGAAAGTTACTTCACCATTCTGATATTTGTACTTCCATTCATCATTTCAAATGGCATATATACTACATTTTTGTTCTCTTTAATAGCATCAACCATATTGTTCTGAACTTCAATTTGTTTAAGTTTTAGTAAATTTGGTGATATTCCCATAGAAATCATTTTATTATAATCTCTTACTTGTTTTGCTTGTAACATTTTAATTCTGTATTGTGCTTTTGCGACTTGCTCTTGTCCGTCTGCTCTTGTTAAGGCGATCTGTACTTTTGCTTTTTCTTCTTCAATCGCCATTCTTCGCGCTTTTGCTTTTTCAATTGAATCGGTAACAATTTTTGGATACTGAATATTCCCTATCGTAACATCAGAAATTTCAATCGGTAGACCTTTTAATTTTCCCTTGACTTCTCTATATAATTCTGCAGTGATTCTCTCATAATTAGTATTAACTTCATCAACTGTATATTTTGAAATAACACTTCTCGCAGTATTGAGTACGATCATCTTTCCATATACTTGATATACTTCATTAGTAGTTACTCTATTACCTTTTAACTTAATATCGTTAAAAATTGAGTTTAAAACTTTTTTATCTTGAGTTCGAATTCTACATCTAAAAATAACTTCTGCTCTTAGTGTTAATTTGTCCTTCAACAAAATCTTAAATGGTTCTTTAAACTTTTGTGTCGTAGTTTCTACCAAAATCAACTTTTCAGGAATTGATGTAAATATAGTGTCTACATAAACTTTAGAAGGTGGATAAACATCTGGTTGAAACCCCTCTGAACCTAAAATCTTTCCTACTGTACCTTGTGGAACCTGCTCCATACAACCCGTCATCATCATTGTTGTTACTACTGCCATAATTGTAATAATAATTCTTTTCATTGTGTCTCCTACGACTTTAAAATGTTGTTGGTTTTGCTATACTTCTTATAAGTTGCATAAACCCTTTTTGTAAATCAGTTTTACCTAATTCTAACCATCTTGAATCAATACCAAGTTCGCTCATATCATCTTCTAGTTTATCAACTAATAATCCTACATTTTCTGCAAGTTCTTTTGCTTCATTCATAAGATTTATTTCTTCTTGAGATAAATCTCGATAACCTTTAATTTTTGTGTGTTGGTCTTTTATTTTAAATCCTTGTCTGTAATTTTACTGACTTTTAAATCAGGTTTTGCATATACCATATCTTTGATAGGTGCATTTTTATGTGCTATGATACTATTTGACATTTGACTAGTAGAAACTGGTTTTATTTTAATAGGACTAAATAAAAGACCAACTACTCCAAAACCAATAAAAACTAACTTTGATTTTTTTGGTTCTAATTTATAAGACCAAATAAATAAACCTATTCCTATAAGAAAACATAGTTTTGCTAAACCATATACACTAAACATTAATTCCATTTTGTTCCTTTTTGTTTTATGAGTAATTATAACTAATTAATACTTAAAACTTACTTAAAAAATTGAATTTATAACAATTCTTCCATTTTTCCTATTATATTTTTCATAACCTATTTCAGAGATTTTCATTCCCAAAGACTCAATTCTTTCTGCTAAAATATGTCTATGACAAAAATCAGTGGATATTTCATAACAAGTAAAAACTATATTCTTATTTGTTTTTTCAAAAAGTAATTTTAAGATAAATTCTAAATCTATGTCATCTAGATATTTATTATATTCTTCAATATAATACTTTTCATCCCTATCTTTTTTGAACTTATTCAAAAGTCTAAAAGGAGGTGCTAAAGTATCGCAATAAAAATCAGCAGTAACAAAATCAAGAACTATCCTTGAAATACAAATATAAAAGTTTTCATCGTAATCTTTATGTCTATAATTATGATACGATGTGCGGAGCAATTGAAAAAACCTCAACAATGCTTAATGCTGAAATACCATTTGAAATTTTATTAAGAATTCTCATTCTCATTCTAAATTCATTAAATGTTAATAATTTTACAATAGTTTGTCCTTTTACTTTTAACACACAAGCAACTAGAGGAGATGTATTATTCTCTACTGATTGAAATGCAAATCCTAATGTTGCCGCATCAAAAGAAGCGCCTACAAAATTTAAAAATTCACAGTCGTCAAAGTCTTTTCCTAAAAATCGTTTAAGTTTATTTCCTGTTAATGAAAATCTATCCGGAAATAGTTTTTCTAAATGATCTTTCATTAATACCGATAATTGAATTGGTTTATTCATTTTTTAATCCTTTTTATTTATAAAGTAATTATAACCTAACAAACCTTAAATATATATAAAATAAGGAATAAATTATGAAATTCATAGAGATGAAATCAAAAGATATCAAATCACTAAAAGAGAAACTTTGGTTGAAAAATAATAAGAAATGCCCATTACTTGAAATTGATGTTAAGTTAGATAAAATGGCACTTGACCACATCCACAAATTAGTTGCTGAACCTTATTCAGAACAAAAGGGCACTATAAGAGATGCTATTGAATTTCGAGCAAATGCTCTTGAAGGAAAAATCACAAATAATTGGCAAAGATATTTTGGTGCCGACAAATCCAAACACCCAATATCGTTACCTAATTATTTGAGGAATTTAGCAGATTATCTAGAGAAAGGGGCATACTCTGAAGATGAAACTTTTTTTGTGCACCCAAACGAAGTTCCGAAACCAAAAAAAGTTTCAAAAAGAAACTATAATAAACTAAAAAAATTATATTTGAATGAGTTGAAAGAGGGAAATGTGAGAAAGAAATTCCCAGAGTATCCTAAGTCAAGTAAATTAACAAAGGACTTAGGAATTTTATTTAAGAAGTACTGTTTAGAACCTTATAATTAATTTATGCTCTCATAAGATTCTCTGAGAATATTATAGAATCTTATGCAAAATCCCATTCTTTTTTCTTCGAGTTCGTCTCGAAGAACTTCAATCTCGTCAAGGCATTTTTCTGACAAATAATCATATTCTTCAATCTGTTGAACAGTACAAGTTTTTTCGTGATAATATCTTGGACTTGTTCTGATAATATCTACTGATAAAGCAAGTTTATCAGTATAAATATTTCTCAATAATGTTCTATATTTTGTTTTTTGCTTAGTTACTGTAAGGTATTCTTCAATATCAATATATCCTATAAATGATAAACCATCTCCTTGAGAATAGAATCCAGAAAAACTAAATTCGTCTACATCAACATGAAATCCATACCATTCTAACTCTGATGAAAACTGAGTTAATAAATCTTCTTTAGACGATTCGAAAATATCTGATCTCATTTCTTCTGACATAACTTCTTCGACTTCTTCTGTTTTAATAATATACATTAGTATCCTTTAAATTTTATAATTAATTATACCTTATATATACTTAAAAAGATCTTAATTATTTTTGAAATTTAATAACTTCTTTTGAATTTCTAGTATCTATGTGTAACCAAGATACTCCTAACTCAATTCCTTTTATGTGAGGAAATTTATCTGGGTTATTAACTATAAACTCTCGAACTTCTTCAGTAGAATAAGCACTAAATATACAATCAACTGCTTTACCGAAAGAATGCAAAGAAGTTTTTGAATAGTACTTTGTTCCTTCTTCTCTTAATCCAGACCACATTCTGTTTCCATTCCAATACCAAGTATTAATTGATATAGAACCATTTGGAAAATATTCCTTTAAAGTATCTATTGTCAAAATTAAATTTGGGTCTATATACCACCAAGCAAATTCACCTTTTAATTGGTGAAACCCTCTTGAAACTAATTCGTATATTTTAAAATATTTTGATTCCATTTTTATCTTATCCTACAATAACATCTGACGATGACGTATCTATAACCCCTCCGCAATCTATGGGATCTCCTTTTCTTACTGCCGCTTTACCATTTATAAAAACAGTTGAACTACCTGCTGAAATTGTTCTTCCATGAGGAGGACTACAATGAGGTTCTAATGTATCGCCAACTCTTGCTGCGCCAAGACCATTTATAATCACATCTCCTGATGCTGAATTTACTTTTGTGGGAGGACAATTTGAATGTCCTGTATCCACATCATTTAATCTAGTTGCTCTAGGCATTTAAATCTCCCAGTTTCTATCAGTAGAAACTTCTCCATCCCAAACATATTCTTGTTTATTAATTATATCAAGTAATTTCGGGTTCCAGTTTTTAAAATCTTTTTTATCTATTACTCTATTTATTGGATATCCTTGGATTCCATTTTCTTTTTGTTCTAATGTTTTTAGTTGGTAATTGTCAATTAATAAAAGGTCTTTAATAAATGTTCCTTTTATAGGGTTATCCTTGCAATATAAATAATCTAATTTTAACATTGGTTATCTCCTGAAAACATATCTTCGATCTCTGACATATTTATTTTTTTCCCAAGATACACTTCTTCAATAAATTTATCTTGTTTAAAGCAACATTTTGAATTAATCTTTGATTCAACTAAATTTCTATATATTGATGGAATCTTTGACCTAAATTTATATACATTTGCATTTTCGAGAAAAACAGAATTTTTATTTTCTCCAATAGAATCAAATTGGTTCCTGTTCAGAAGGAACGCTTTATATGGATTTTTGGTATCTAATGTATTGACAACAATTTCAATAACCTCATATCCTCTTCTAAGATATCCCATTATTTTTGTTCCCAAAACATATTCGTTTTTTGCTTGTAAAGCATATATTAACATATATCTCCCTTATTTTATGATTTTACTAATTTTGTTGCATATTTCATTATATCTTCGGATATAAAATATGCACCCCCAGATCTTTTGTATCCTAATAATCTGAGAAATGTTTTAAATCTATCTGAAGTTAATTCTGACTTAGTAAATTTTTGTTTTAATATTATATTTTTCTTTTTGAATTCTAGCAATAACTCAAGATTTCTAGTGTTATTTTGACTTATACTTTCATTAACAGAATATGAAATCATATTTTTTAAATCTTCTTGATTTTTTAAGTATATTTTTAAAAAGTTAAGATTCTTAAGAAAGTTTTTATTATCTTTAAGTATATTTAAAATAGTTAAAATCTCGTCTCTAGATAAAATTAAGAATAATTGTTCAAGAGTTTTATTTATTTCTTTAAAATCTCTCTTCAGTAAAACATTAAAATCAATATCATTTACTTCATTGAGAAATCTTATTTTATCTGCATATAATTCTTTTTCAAGTTCTTTCAATTTTTGTTTGTATTCTTTAAATATCTCTTTAGTTATCTCTTTAGGTTTTCTGTCAATATTGTTATATGAATTACTAAATTGTTCTTTCAATAATTTATTAAAACTTAAAATCGGATTTGTGTTCAGAACATTATTAAGATATATTTTTTTAATAGACCACAAACCATAATTACTCAATTTCAAATTTGCAAATTCATCAAGTTCTATAAATAGAGAATTGCTTGAAAAATATTTTGTTAATTGACCTTTAATTTCAACTGTCAATTCTTCAATATCTATAATTCTATTTGCCTTTCTATTTTTTAAAAAGAAATGGATATTTTTTGCATTTCTATTCCGTTTGACTTGTTGAATAGAAGAAATGACGGATCCTACTCCGTCCGAGTAATGGAAATGATGAAAACTTTCATTTAGAATATTTACCCCTACTGTAATTGAAGGAGTATAAATTAGTAAGTCCCATTTTGAATGAGTATTGTGTCCAAAATATTTAGAAATTTCTTCTTTATTCTCTGTGTCTGATGAAATAATTTGAACAAGATTATCCGTTTTTTCTTCAACAATTAATTTAACTATTTTTCCAAAAGTTTTGTTTGTTGTAGATAGGGTGACTTTTTTACCTGATTTTAATTTCTCGATTATACTTTCAATGAATGTACCCTCAATATCATATTTATACAGATTAGTAGAATCCCTATAATCGTTTATAAAATATTCTTTATGTTTTCTTTTTATGAATGTTTGCTCTATCCCTGTTAAGAATGCGTCCATAATTAAAATGGGTTTTGTTAATTTTGAAAGTATATAATAGAATTTTAAGTTATTAAAATTTGAATGTTCGCCTAATCCACTTAGACTATGTTCAATTATTGACATAAATTCATCAATAATAAATAGGTCAAAATTTTTCAAATCGTATTTATGTAAAGATTCAAATTGGCAAATTAGAGAATCTCCAGGAAAATATAGATCTTCATTATACAACTTAAACTCAGGAAACTTTTCTTTGTACTCTTTTGCTAAAGTGATTCTATTTGTAACTATTAAAATCTTTCTATCTTTATATTTTCTTATAAATGTAGTTTTTCCAGTTCCCATAGGCGATTTTACATAAATTACTTTATCATCAATTAGTTCCAAATTAGAGCGATTTAATTTATCTATATTAATATATCTTGAGTTGAATATATTTTCATTTTTTACATCTTGAAAAGCATAAATTTTATTCTCAAGTTCTGCTTCTATTTTTTCTTGATTATATCTTTGGTATATAGTAGAATTTTTAACAAGATTTATAATCGTGAATGATTTATTATTATTAAAATGATGACAAAAATGGGGAGAATTTTTATAAACAAAATAACCGCCCTTAGTTTTTTCTTTTGGGTGTTCTAAAGAAATTATATCGTCATTATTTTCCCTTATACTAAATCCTAATTCAGAATATTTCTGAATACATATTCTCGTTAAATCATTATCTGTGATATTAACATCAATAATCGGTTCTTCAAAATAGAAATCTGGCACTGTTTTTCCATAGTGAGTCTTAATTAATTCTTGCTTTCCTGTTGGTTTTTGACAAGCAGTCAATCTTACAGAACTCATATCTACTTCACAATAATCTCCGATTAATGAAATAAGATAAGATAAGGAATTTTTTAATGATATAGTATTGTTATTTCCTATGAATCTAACTATGCCTTTCATATTAAAATTCGAAATTCCGTTATGCGACACAGATTCCCACAAAGAAAAATATAAATCTTCTTTAATCAAAGTTTCTACTATTCTATCTTTATTAAATTCAGTTAATACCTTATCGAAATCTATGATAATATAATCAAACTCGTCTGTTTTATATTTTGTTAAACTGATTTTATTCTTTCTTGCTTTTATGCTTTTATTAGGAAAAATAAAGTTTCCGTTTAAAAACCAAAAATCTTTATTCAATTTATAAACATCTTCAATTTGCACTTCTTTATTTTGAAATATAAATTCTTTATCAGATGATACTGGAACCTTTCCGTGAGTGTTTGCCTTAAAAAAAGAAATATTCATTATTTGTCAAAAGACAACTTAAAATCATCTTTTCCTGATAGTAAATCATTTTCAACACCTTGACAATGTCCGCTTTTCATAAATTGACAATAATTACAGTAGTGTTCTGATTTAGAAAATTCTTTTTCGCTCTCTATGTCATTTATGTAATCAAGAACTATTCTAGTAACTTCTTCAAAGTCCTCTGGAAAAAATGAAGTATTTATCACATCATTATTATCGACAAAATTGAATTGAGTTCTTACTTCAATAGCATCAGGATATTTTAGCATAGCAACAATATAGTATAATTGAAGTTGTAAAGGATCTTGGTTTTTTCTTGTTCTACCAGTTTTATGGTCAATAATATATGCTATTTTTGACTCTTTATCATAGTACATTAAATCAATATAACCTCTAATATGACAATCTTTAGAATATTTACCTAATTCTACTGAATCGTTAAAAGTTAATCCAAACCCCATTTCAATCTCAAGTTTATCTTGTTTTAAATATTCTTGTGTAGTATCTGATTCTAGTATTTTACGTAGTTCAGCAAAAACTTGAACCTTTTTTACTTCATCTACTAAATCAAATTTAAAATTTAAAATATCTTTTTGGAAAGAAGTACTTCTTTCCAAAAATTTTTCCAATCCGTAATGTTTAAAAGAACCAATTTCCATAGCAACTGATTTATTAAATGGTGTTCTAATCTTATCTATATATTGTAGTTTAAATTTATTTTTACATTTAAATGTTGACATTTTACTATAAGAGTATGGAGCATATTTCATATTAATCCTTTATTTTATATATTATAACTAAAGTTTACTTAAAATAACCTTATCTTATCTTTTTTTCTTTAGTATATATTTTAAGCATATGTGCTCTAATGATAGGATCTTCCATTAATGTTTCTTTAAGTTTCATTGCTTCTTCAATTTTCTCATCGCCGTCTTCTGAAATTTCTCGTTTAATTAACATCATTGCTTTATTAACAATTGACATATCAATTCCGTCATCTTTCATTTCAGATTTTTTTCGTTTTATATCGCCTTGAAGTTCAAATATTTCATCAAGACTTGATGTTATTTCTTGCACTGCTTCTATGATAGTTTTTAGATCTTGATCGTCAGTATTTTCAAATACAAATTCTTCGTTTTCCATTTTTTATTCCTTATTTTTAATCTTAATATATTATACTATAATTTTCAATAGTTATTAAATAAATTTTGATTTTACAGAATCTTTCTTAAATAATTATAAAGGATTAATAATGAATTATATGAATGTATATCATAAATTAAAATCTCAATATAAAGTTAAAGGTTCTAAACAACCAAAAAAAGTTCTCAATCCTAAGAACTACAATAAAATTCAATCACAAGTTCCTGAAGAAACAAAAGTCACTAGAAACCATAAAGTATCTAAACGAGGAATACAGTCAGGAGAGTATAAACCTTTAAACGAAGATAAATTTTTTGTGATTAAAAATAAACAAAATTCCGGAAAGATAAAATATCGTTCATCTTGGGAACTTAAATTTATGCTATGGTGTGACAAAAATGAAAATGTCACAAAAGTTCTATCCGAAGGAGTGACAATTCCATATATAGATGTTGACGGAAAGTCAAGAAAATATTTTCCTGATTTTGTTATTGAGTATCATTCAAAAAGATTATTAATTGAAATAAAACCCAAATCACAGACTTCTGATGGAACAAATTTAAGAAAATTTGAACAAGCAAGAAAATTCTGCGAACAACGAAATATGGAGTTTGTAGTTCTTACAGAAATAGAACTTAAAAAATTGATAAAGGGTTAAACCTTTATCCGTTCATTTTTACTAATGGAGCGTATTTTCCATTTTCCTTTACTATAAAAAACCCGCATTTTTCGCATACCATATTCCCGTCTTTTTCGACTAAAATATTTCCGCATCTTACACATTTCATAAAATCTCCTTAATTTGAAATTTGAGATAATTCAAATTTCTTTCCTAAACCTAAATTGCTTTTAGAGAAATCATTCTCGACTATCTTCCCTGCAGAGTCTATATCTGAACTAAATTTGAACCCACATAATCCGCATATCATAATCTTTTTGTCTGGTATAAAGGACATTACGCTTTGACACCTTGGACATTTTAAATTGTTCATTATTACCTCTTTATAGTTAAAATTAATTGTTCGTATTGTTCTTTAGTACAATCGTGTTTTACATATTCTGTACTAATAATTTTTTTGTCGTTAATAATTTTAGAAACATTGCTCGTAAAATTAAAATATACAATTTCTTTATTTTCGTCAAATTTTATATTATAAACATTTTTTAAATTTACAAATCTATTGCCTACTTGAACCCATTCATCAGATCTTGTGAATTGACCGATATCGTGCATATCAGTAATGATATACGATGCCCTTACTGATTCAACATCTTTTTTTGCCGATTCTGTATTTTTAAAATTGATAATCATATCATTTTCATTTACTACAATATTATTAATATTATCTGTATTATAAAAATTATGTCCTATTTCTACCCACATAGGTTCTCCCTTTAGTTTATGTTTTATATACTCATTTTTTCCAGTTGCTTTTATATTAAAATTTAAGAATTTATCTCTATGCTGTATTTTTGATATAGTCTTAAAATAACACCAATCTTCTTTGAACGATACTTGAATTACATTGTCTAAATTTATACTTAAATCTTCGTCAACTGCATATATTGATTCATCTGGTAAAACGTCTTCTAGTATATCTTTATAGATACATATTTCATCTTCTTTTAGTTTTAATAAAATGCAAAAACTTGCTTTCATAAAAGAAATCTTAGTCATAAAATTTTGATTATAATATTGACCAATTCCTTTAATGAATTTTAATTTTGTCTTATTTCTTTTGTTTTTCATTTTTTATCCTTGATTGAAAGTATTTACTACCCCAATCCCATTAAACCTTGTAATTTCATTTTGAGTGTTCCGAGTAAAGGTGTTTGTATTCCTTTCTCTATCATTTTTGATATCACAGAATATGGATTATCGATTTTATCATATACTCCTTGGAGAAGTTCATTAAAATCTTTTTGTTTTATGCTTTTATCCCATATAAAAATCTGAAATCCTTTTGACGAATATTTTTCTAATTTCTTTTTTGATGTCTCGTCAAAATTCTGATTGTCCAAGCAAAATATAACTTTTTTATAATTACTTAATATAGTATCGTTTATATCTGAACCTAAAGATGCTATCTTATTTTCAAGAGGAATATCATTTGAGTATAAATCAAATACGGATTCAAATATATACACTTTATCTGATTTAGAACCAAAGTAATTATATACTTTATAGTTTTGATTCTCTTCAGGCAAATATGTGAAGAATCTTTTTGACTCTAGACTTCTATATTGAAATCCGTAACATAAATTCTCTTGTCTATTAAACCAAAGAGGAACGATTATTCCTGGAGTAAATGCTATTTTTTTATTTTCTCCCTTGATATGTAAATCTAAAGATTCTGTGCCTACAAAGAAAAAATCCTTGAAGTCTTTTGGATTAATTTTCCTTTTATATAAATAACTCATTCCCCATTTTGATTCAGTAATAGATGTAAATGGCAAATCATTAAATTTAAATGTTAATAAATCTTCTTTTCTTTTTTCTTGAATATCTTTTGATTCTAATTCTATTGATGCTTCTTGTTCAAGTTCTTTAAGGTAACTGCCTCGTTTTTCATTTTTATATTGATTTAAAACAACATCATCTACTTCTTTTAAAAAATTATAAAGATTTGAATGCCAATCACAATTAAAACAATGGACTAATAAAGAATCTTTATGGTTATATAGATGACATCTTTGTTTTCTTCCTAGTGATTTCCCCTCATTACAAATAGGGCAACCCATTGCTATATCATTATTTGCATAAGTTGGTTTTCTATCTCCTGATGGTTGTACCATTAGAAAGAATTGTATATCTGTATTGTCCATATTTTTCATTAGAGTACTTTATACCCTTTTTTCTTATACTTATTCATTAATGTCAATAATTCTGAATATGAATAATCATATTCAGAGAAACTTTTTATTTTCCCGTCTTTTGAAATAACAATCAAAATAAAGAATTAAAAGTATCAAATTGATCATATGCCTTTGCATCTAAATCAATTCCATTTAATTTAAATGATTTTGCTTTTGTGAGATTATATTTATCTAAAAAATCCATACAATTTTCGTCTATAACTTTTTCTTTTTTAAATTCTTCTATGACTTGTTGTTTATACTTTTCTGGTAATTTTTTTATGTCTACAAGTTGTCTATTTCTTCTGATATGAGAATAAAATCTTTTTCTATCTTTGATATTCTTCTTGATATATTCAGTAGGATTATCTACAAATTTCCTAGCAGTCTTTGGACCGAATCTACCTTTTTTCCAAATAGGTATTTCATTTTCCTCTGCCTTTTGATATATATCTTCGTAAATATCTAACTCTTCAAATTCGGAAGCAATTGATACATCAAGATTTAACGATGAACAAAAAGACTTAAATTCGTCGCTATAATGCAATTCTTCCATTACTGATTTAATATTATCTACTGCGTCACCAATTAATATATGTACCGCTCTATCTTTTCTTAATTCATTTTTGTCAATTTGTTCATTACACATAAATTCTTTTTTAACGGGTTTATATAAATCAACTTTTGAGTCAATCATATGTTGAACCCAATCTTTATCTTCGGAAACCAATAAGGATTTTTCATTAGTTATATGGGACAATACATAAGCGCTATCATCTGCTTCTACATAGTCTACTTCTAAAGTTTTATAACCTAATCCAGTTAAAAAAGTTTTAAATTCTTCATTATATGCAAAAAATTCTTCAAAATTAATTTCAGACTCTTTTCTTTCTTGTTTTCGTTGACCCTTATAATCTTTTGCTAATACTTCTTTTCGCCAGTTATTTCTTGAGTCATATAATAATACAACATTTCTATATTCAGAAAAATCATTTTCTAATTTTCTGAGAGAATATAACATCTGCATAAAGTATAAACTAATATAATCTTTTGTGACATATTTTTTATTTATTTTTTTAGGTCTTGCTGAGTAGATACACGTGTGTAAGTTTCTGTAACTTAAATGCGAAAAATCTAATAATACCATATTTATTCCTTTCATTAAAAATTAAATGGTCTTAAAGACCATTTAAAAATGATAGTTCACTATCATCAACTCCTTGAGTTTCTTGTTTTGTTTCAACAGGAATATCAGTATCTGACATATCAGGGATTCCATCAGAAGTGATTGGTTTTTCAATATTTTTTTCTGCAGAAGAATCTGAGATAGTACCTTTTTCTTCAGATTTATAAATAAATGACCCAAGACTTTTAAGAAGATCTTCATAAGTTGTTCCGTCAAATAGTCTTTTAAGTTCTTCAATTTGTTTATTATAAGTAATATAATGTTCTTCTTCAGACCATTCAGTTAAATCAATAGAGTTATCCTTTACCCAAGAAACCATTTCTTCGTTATTTGAAAAATCCTTGACTGGAGCAGGAACATCAATCACAGTATCGTCGTAGTTGAAAAATCCGCCAGACTTTTTTTGTTTAAGTGTAATATTTGAACCATTGATAGGATCAAGAACATTAATTGGTTTTGTGCCCATAGCGATATCTTCAGCAGAAGGATTAGCGGCACCTAAGAACTTATCTGATAATTTTGTTCCGTATTTCCAAAGTTTAAAATGACCATTATTGTCTGGTTTAAGTGGATCAGTTACTATATAAATATTTGCGATAAATTTTGTACTTCTACGAATTTTTTCTTGTAGTTCAAGGGCAGGTTCAGTTCCAAATTTTCCTAATTCTCTATATAAGTCAGAAACGGCACAAGGCAATTTAATTGAACTTGGAGATTCCTTTGAATAGAATTTCTTTTTATCGCCAACTTGAATATTAATATTGTGTTCCATAACTTTTACAAATGGTAGTAAAATACCTTTTACAAATGAAGGGATAATTCTAATTTTAGCAAGTCCTTCTTCTTTATCATTTCTACTAATCTTCCAAAATCTTTCATCGTTGTAGTTTTGTTTGTTTGGACTAAATCCAAGACTCTCAGCATTTTTCATCATATCATCAAAATTTAAATTTAACATATTTTTCCTTTTTTATTTTCAGTTATATTTTCAGTTAATAGAGCATAAGTCTATTTATTTTTAGGATGGGATATATTCCCGAATCCTAATACTATTTAAAGTTTCTCGGAGATTATTACTAATACTCCATTTGTGTCTGGTTCAAGAAAAGCGACTTTAATATTATCGTCTTGTCTATGATAAACAGTTAATTTATAATCCATTTGAGGTAATTTAGCAAGATTAGTTAAATCAAGTTTAAATGAACCATTATCAGAATCAAAAGTTCCTTCAATTGAAGTAATACTTTCATCTTCCATATCATTTCCAGATGCTCTTCCAGAAATCATTTTATTATCTTTGAGCACTAAAGTATCTAAACTTAGCATTCTTGAAATTTGAACAAGATCTTTTAAGTCTTCCTTTTTGAGTTCAATATCAATTACGGTATCAAAAGACCCTCTAATCATAGAAATAGTCTCAGGTTTTGCCTCTTGAAATAAATTAGGAGAAGATTTTCTAATTTTCTGTGTTGTTTTACTATTTTCAATAGTAATATTTTCTGGATCTTTTTCGTTTTCTAAAGTAATGCAAGAATCAGGAATAGCATCAACTACAGAAAGCAATGTATCTGTTTTTGCAATACCAAAATCAGAAAAAGATTTTTCTCCAAGTTTTTCCATATCAATAAATGCAATTAAACTTCTTTCAGCATTTAAAATTGAAGTCATTGGATATTGAAACTTCACCGATGGGTTGAATAGAAATGATTTTATTACATTTCTTGTATTTTTATTTGTCATATTTTCTCCGAGTGTTTTTTAAGTCCTTCTTAAACAGAAAAGACTAAATCAATTTAACTTTATTAAGTTGGTTTAACCTTTTAAACTTATATATTATACTATAATTTTTAAACTTTATTAAAAAATTCTAAAGGAATTAAAAAATTCCTTTAGATAATTTTCCTATATGTAAACCTTTATTATTCTCTAGTAGATAATCTTTAAAAGTATATTTTTCTAAATCTTTTTTCTTTGATGTAGCAAAGGCAAAATATTCGCAATACAATTTACTTTCCAATTCATCCTCAGAAAGTCTAATGTGTTTTTCAATAATAGGATGCTCCTCTTCAATATAAAAAGTCAATCTTTCATTGAAATGCTTCTTTAGATAATTCTCTTTGAAACCAGTTGAACAATCATCAATTAAATCATAGATTCTAACTTTATCTTTATCTTTGTGTTGTCTAATAGTTCTTCCTAAACTTTGAATAAGCGTTTCAAACGATTTTGTACTTGCTGTTAATATTAAGTTATGTAATCTTTTGATATTTATACCTACAGAAAATGTTTGGTAATTTGCGATTATAATTGCTTTATCTTTTGTTTCAACTTTTTTACGAATTTCCTCCCTAACTTCTGCATCAACTTCTCCATATACAAAAAATAAATTAGCATCTTCAAGCGTTTTGATTTTAATTTCAAAATTTGATTCTTTATTAAACTTTACAATAGTCTTATTTATTTTTTCCGTTATTGTATTAACATATATAGTACAATCTTTAACAACAGAATTTTCTAATCTTTTTTTGGTAATTATTGGAAGAAAAAAACTATCCTTTTCCATATCGACAAGAAATTCATTTACTAAATCATATCCGTGAGATATATTCTCGAATAAAACTAATGAATTTCCGTAGGCATTAGTTACTTTATTTGTAATATTTTTTACAAATTCATTTCTTTTTCTATATACTTGAAAGAACTTTTTCTCTTGATTATAGTTCATCTTTTTAACTGCTTTATTTACAAAACCATTATATGTTAAAAATAATAAATTGATTTCTATCGGAGTACCAAATCCTAAATCAATTAATTGCTTTGCTGTTATAATTTTATAAATCTTTCCAAATCCAGCATTTAAAGTTAGTTCTGATACTTTCCCCTTTGGTACTGATCCAGTAAACCCCATTTTATATTTTGTATGCGGAGTATTTGGTGTTATAATTTCATTTAAAAAACTTTCATAATTTTTTGCTTTTTGTACTTCATCAACAATTAATACTCCTATATCTTCAAATGGATTCCCCTCGACTTTATACTCAAAGGTTGAATTTTTTCTTTTGACTTCAATCACTTCTTTGTCGTCAATAATTTTTAAATCTGGAATATCAGAATATATACATTTTGTTCCGTCTTTAATTGTATCTAATTGACTTTGCCAAGTAGTTATAGTAATTGGATAATCAAAATGTTTTAGTTTTCCCGCATAAATTTTATGAACATAATCTTCGATTTTATACTCTGAATTTTCTAAATAATCGCCTATATCAGAATAAAATTGTTCGACTAGACCAACGTTTGGAACAACTAAACAAACTTTTAAGTTTTGTTTAATATACAGATACATAGCAACTACTGTTTGTATGATGCTTTTTCCTGATCCAGTAGATAGTGAATATATACCTCTTCCGGTTCCTAAAGATAAATGTATTGCCTTTCTTTGATATGCTCTTAACTCGTAAGGCAAATTTAAAGATAGTATAAAAGAATCAATATCTTCTTTATTATACTCATATTTTACTGGATTCACAACTGAAAAGTTATACTTTTTTTGTAAAGAGTATTCTTTTAATAGATAAATTAATCCAGTTTGTATTAATAAATAACCATTTTTAACTTCATAAAACTTTTCAAACCCGTCCCATATACCATTTCTGTACATAGGATTAAATTCATAACCCTTTGGTCTTGCTTTTAAAAAGTCTGCTATTGATTTTGCGACTCCGCTAGAACTACAAGCAACCATAGATTGAGAATTATCAATAATTTTTACCTTTACTGTGTGACTACTCATCAAATATGCCTAACTTTTTTAAGTACCAATAAACTCTTCCGTCTAGTAAGTGTTTTGACTCCTCAAAGTTATGTCTAATATCTCTAGCATTAGCATCAATATGAATGTCGGTTCTACCTACAAATTCAATCTCTTTAATGCCTTCTATGACTTTTTGTTTTGCCAATATATCAAAAATCTTAGTATAAAATTCATTTTTAAAGGTAATATTATCGTATTGGAATTCATCATATCTATCTACTTCTTTATTATGATAATAAAGGGTACAATATTTAGATTGTGCTCCGAATTCTTTAAGAATGATCTCAATCCATTCATCCCAACTTGATGAGTCTGGTATATTTATGCAAATAATATCAGAGTATATAATTTTAATCATTTCTTCTCTTTGCTCAAATGTTAGAGGATTCTTATCAAGATCTCTATCGATATTTGTGCTCCCAATTAAAACTACAGGAATTCTTCCGTCTAGTATAATTTCATTTATAATTTGTTGGTGTCCAAAATGAAAAGGTTGAAATCTTCCCAGAATGAAACCAAATCTTTGTTTATCCATATTTATCCTTTTTTATACGATTGACACAAAAGTACCACTAGTAGTTTCTTGGTAAGATTGATTAATAGCAATTTCTAATTCTTCTATTGTTTTAGGAAATCTTTTAATATTTTTATTCCAACTATTTCCGCATTCTAGAGTATAACCAAAATGTTCTATCAATTCATCTAAAGTTCCTGAAGTAACAGAAGTTCTTTCGTTTCTTGTTTTGCTGAGATTATAAGTTTTCATTTAGTTCCTTTTATTTATATAAGTAATTATACCTTAATATACCTTAAAGTCTTCTTAAAGTTCTAACATTTTTAACCTGTCAAGTTCTTTAAGTGCAATTTCCTTATCTTTTGAGCAAAGATCAAGTTGAATATATAACGATACTCTTAAATCAGCAACTAATAATTCAGTTGAAGAATCAAGAGAACAAAATGTTTCTAAATTTCTAGTATTTTTATATTCAATGACCTCGTGTTTATGAGCAGAAGTAACAAAGTCCTCAAAGAATAGTGTATCGATTGATTTAGTATTAAACATATTTAGTTCCTTTTATTTATATAAGTAATTATACCTTAATAAACCTTAAAGTCTTCTTAATTATCTAAATCTTTTTGAAATATCTCCATTTCTTGAATAACAATCACCATTGATACTTCCAGATACATCTATATCGCCATTTTGAGAAGTGACATTTCCAGAGACATCGTGACAAGTTATATCGCCATTAGTAGAAGAAACCGACAAAGCATTCCCTACTATTTC